TTTTGCAAATTTACAAGTCGAAGTTAAATCCCAGATCTGTACGAAGTCCTTGTCTTCTGCTTTCCTAATACCACGTCCAATAGATTGTATAACGCGGACAAAGCTCTTTCCGGGTTCCAAAAGAACCAAATTAAAGATACGAGGAATATTAATACCCACAGCGGCCACACCATAAGTCGCCACAGTAATTTTATTGTCACTTGTTGCATGTTCCTTGTACTCCTCTTTTCTCTTTGTTCCTTTAATTTCGCCTGAAATAAACACAGCGTCGTCTATCATTTCTGTTAATAATTTGCCTGTATCAATCCTATTGACTAGGATTAGTGTGTTGCCTGAATCTGATAAGCCTTTAACGAGTTTACTGATATAAGTCATCCGGTCTTTGTTAGTGACAAGATATTTTAATTCTTCTTGATAGGATCCAAATTCTGGTAAATCTATTAATTGTAGCACGTTTACATGGAGATTGCTCAGTATTCCCATCTCCTGTAGTTCGTGTGCTTTGATGCCGCCTACTACTGGGCCAATTGATGCAAAAATAGGTTGTGCTTCAAAATCATCCTTAGGAACAGTACCAGTCAGTCCCCAACGAATAGGTGCATTGCATAAATTTTGTGTCAGCAAATTTTTAAGAACTTCGGCCTTGGCCATGTGAACTTCATCGACAATGACTGTAGAAACTCCATCTAAAAATTCTGCTAGTGTAACGGCTATGTCAGCATCCCAGTTCTTGCTTTTCTTATCTAATATGTTTAGACTTTGCCATGTACAGATAGTGTGTGTATGATTAAGCATTTTTCTATCACCATAATAAACACCAACATCTAATCCCACATTGACAAAGTCTTCTTCTGTTTGTGTAACCAAATCTTTGTTAGGTACTATGACAATGGTACGCCCATATTTTTCACAACAATGAGCTAGTGTTGCAGTCATAATTGTTTTGCCGGCACCTGTCGCTACTTCTTGTAGGCTTTGTGTATGCTCAAAAAATCTATTAACTACTTCTACTTGGTCATCACGCAGTACTATAGGCTGTCCGGCAAATCTATGCCCTTCTGGCCAAACTTTACCTTGATCTGCCCAATATTGTGTTGTAACTGGTTCAAAGAAAATTTTACCTGTGTTTCTTTGATCTTCAACATCTTCAATTTGAATATGCATGTCATATAATATTTCCATGCATTTTTCTAGTTGACTTAGATAGCCATTGCCTCCAAGTCCAAACATGCTGACTTTGCCGTCCCACCGACCTAATTTGTAAGCAGGGCGATATCTAGCAGTAGGATCCTCATACTTAAATGTATTGGCTAATTTTTTTCGTGCTTCGAGACTCAAGTTTTCAAACTTAATATTAACTTCGTCTTTAATAACTAGTCTTACTGCCATTTGCCAATTACCTTGCTTTCAAATAAAACTTCTTTTTCTGCCCACTCAACTATCAAGTCACAACAATTAGAGTATACACTAGTTTTACCGTGTCGTAAACCCATCTTAGTATCTAATGCTATAACACTCATTGGTTGCCATGCATTTTTTAAGAAAAATTTAGGAAGTTTTCCACTTTGTACTACCGCCACTTTTGTATCTCGATCTAAATTTTTATTGTATGATTTTTCTTTAATCAGTTGGTTAAACTTTGTACCAACATTGTCATTCGGTAGTCTAAAATAAATGCCTATGCCGTCAAAAATTCCATTTTTTTCCAGTGCATCAGATAGTATTTCTAAATTTTCTAAATATTTGTCGTTGACAAACGTATCAAAAACAACTAACACTGGAAGACGTTTTAACTCAATCAAAGACTCAATAACTGATGCAACATCGTAATCATTTTTACCTATCCAGATTTTTGTTTTAGTTCTGTTGGCAATAATTTCAGTCAAATTTTCACCAATTTTTCTGGGATTTTCAGGTTGGTACTGATAACGCATACTACGGTCAACAATGATGTTTTGATCGATAGCTGTTTCGATACCTAAGTCAGCAGTGATGTGTTTTTGAAAGTTTTGCCCAGGCATGTTGGCAATTAAAAATTGATCAGTAACATTAATTTCTGACCACGATTTTATGGTATTGTAGTGATTTTTGATAGTTTCATCTATTTCAAAGTTCAACGGACGTAATGCTTCAACAATCTTTACAATATTTCTTTCTGTTAAATCTGCCCAATATTTTTTATTATTATTTGATAAAACAACGCCATCGCATGCCTTAGTTAACTCAGTTATAACTTTGCGTAATTGAGAGCTAAAAGTGAATTCGATAGCTAGTACCAGCTCATCTTGTTGATTTTTTTCAATATAGAATTTTTTTATCTGTTCTACATGTCGAAAGGTTCTTGACCATATAGGAGCGGCAATTGCTTCGTCTATATCAGCTGTAAACTCCGGTAATTTCTTTTGATTTTCTTTGAGAATTTTTACTAGCAATCTGCCTTGATTCTCTGTTATGAAGAAATTAGCCGTGATGGATTTGTACAGATTATTAAGTATGTCAAAGTCCTTTTTTGCAAAAAGATTCTTGGCATAGTTATCTGGGTGATCGATTATTTTTATTAAAAGATTATCTACAGTAGTCATGTTAGTTAGTATACGCTGACATATTTTAAAATGCAACCATTTAGAAAAAAATAGGCCTCAATATTATTTAAGGCCTGCTTGCTGAATTTTGGACGAATTAACTTATCTCTTTTAATTTAAATGCTATTGAGACTCGTAGTCCGGTAAACTGTTTACTATGCTCAATTGCAGAATGCAATATGTTTGCTTTAAATAATATTCCAGAATTTGGAATGTATTGAGCTATAGTTACATTTAAACTATCTTTTTGAAACAATGTTCCGCCTTGCCAAGAAGGTTGCCATTTAGGGTTTGGATAAAATAAAAATGTATACGCATTAGGTTCACGACCATCGGAATGGAGTTGAGCAGGTTGTCCGTAAGTGGCACCGTTTGCATATACTTTTTCTAATATAAAATTTTTGTTTGTAATTTTTTTAATTTTTTCAAAAAACAGTTTTGTAAAAAACTCGTCGGTTGTTAAATCCATATTCCAAAAAAATTCATCGTCGAGGGATCGACTATAACCACCATATGCCCAAGTTGCTGTTTTAAATACCCGTTGTTGGCAATATGCTAATTCTTCATCATTCAATACGTTGTTATACCGTACAAACATACTTTTATAATGATGCGTCTTCCATACCAGCAACACGCAATTTCACAATGTTTGTAATTTGCCATTGCTTCTGATCAAGTGCTTTAGTAATACCTAACCACTTGTTGCGTAGTAGGGCAAATTCATTGATAATTTTTTCAAAGTCAACTACATCCGCTTCGCCTTCTACAAATTTTTCACAATCTCTTGAGCTTAGAGCACGTTGATAATTTTCCAAGTATTTGCGGAAGTGACTGCTTTTAAGTCTACGAAGTTCGATATTAAGGTACTCTAAAATTGCTTCAATTTCTTGCAGTTGAGCAAAACGTTCTTCAACGATACCGGGCATTAATGCCGCGGCACGTTCAACATTGCCCGATATACGGCATTCTTTTTTAGCTTCTAATAACTCCGCTTCAAAATAAACAGCCGCATCGGGAATGTTTGAAATGTCTTTCGCAACTTCAGAATACCAACCCATTAAAACTCCAATTCGTCAATATCGTCGTCGTCTTTGCTTTCCTCATCCATATAGTATTCAATTGCTTGATCTAATACAGGATCTACACCCATAGAACTTTGCATAATTCTATCAGTAGTACCAAAGTCTGCTAGCAATTCTACATAGCGTTCTGCTACTGTTTCTACTTGTTTCTTGTCAATGTAGTCAGAAAATAATACCCAGATATCACCGATTTGTTGTTCATTCAACATCTTCTACTGTCTCCTCAGGAATGGTTGTTGTTTCAGTTTTGATATGAAATTTGTTCATTATCATATCTAATTTATCATCTTTCCATTCTTTTCGGTAGAATTTGAATTCCTCACCTGTCTCAGGGTCAACCCACTTCAAGCGGTTGCCTTCTTGTTTTAATATGCCGGCTTTTTCGCACATATCAACCATACCTGAGTAAGGATTCATACCTGTTTCGTATGGGATCTTAATTTGTACAGTTTCAAAAGGCTTGCTATAACGAGTTTTCATAATCTTGCAACTTGCACGAATACCCATTACATCTGACACTTTGTTGCCGTCCTCATCCTCTTTAAGTTTGAGTTTTTTCATAGCAACAACAATAGAACTTGCATAAACAAATCCTTGTCCGCCTGAAATCTTATCATCTGGATCAAACATATCTTGGCTAGCGTATGTATGATTAGTACATACCATACCAACATTATAATTACCAAACATGTTAACACAATTACGAACAAGTGCTGTTAATGCTTTAGGCTTACGGCCCATGTCACCTTTCAAATCACCCGCTTCAAACTGATTAATATCAGTAGGTGTTAGTAGCATACCAAGGCTGTCTATGACAAAGAGGACCTTCGGACGGTCAGTCATTTCCTTGTATTCTTTCATGAATTCGTGAATGGTTTTTGCCACATCATCGATCATTGCCATGTTGAGTTTGAGCAATTTTTCTTCACTTGTATCAACACCTAGAGCATGTAACCATGCTTCATCAAGTGCATTTTCTGTATCGATTAAGATAACATAAATGCCTTGTTGTTGTGCGTTACGCACTAGATTACCTGAACAGATAAAACTCTTACCTGCACCTGATTCGCCGGCAAATACAGTAACTTTGCCAAGCGGAACTCCTTTGTGGAAGTCGCCTGAGATTAGATAGTTAAGCGTATAGTTGCCTGTACTAACCCAATCTGTAGGATCGTTGAATCCTACACCTAAACCATCAATTGACTTGGTTAGGGTTTTTCTAAACTTTGATAAATCGAAGGCTTTTGTAGCCATATTGAATCTCCTAAATGATTATAGGGGACCTAAGTCCCCTATCCCTTTTTATTGCTTTTGACGATTACGGATCATTGCCAAGATGTCTTGGGCACGACTATCACCGCCGGCACTTGCTTCAGCCTTTGGTGCTGGAGCAGGAGTTGCCTTAGCTACTGGTGCTTCGTCTGGATCGATTTCATCGATTGGAGCACTTGCTTTAGGAGTTGCTTTTACAGGATCGCCTGTGTTCTGGCTAATACCTGCTGGTTTGAAATATTGTCCCCAACGATCCATATCATATGGCTCGCCGTCAACTGATGCTTCAAACATTTCTTTGATAACTTTCAATTCAACTTCACCTGGCTTCTTAGGTAGGAAGTCTGACAAGTTATAC